CCATGATCAGTTGCTCAAAGGTTCGTTCTATTGCGATGGGGGACGACCGATGACCAAGGCTGAATTCATGTTGCACCACAACCAGTTCACCAGAGGCGAGAGCATCACCCGTCTCGCCTGTCGCGTGCAGCTGCTGGAGCTTCAGCTTCAATCGCTCATTTGGGCGGCTTACATACCGCTCAACATGACATCGTTTTTGCTGGATCACCCTACTGATCACCGTGTTTTAGGTAATGAGCTGAAGTCGGCGGAAGCCTTACTGGGAGACAAGTCATGAGCTATTGCGACATCGACACCCACATCCAGCACATCAACCACATTGATCGGTTGACACGCGAGAACGCTGAGCTGCGGGACCAACTGCAAATACTCCTTGATGCGGTCACTTACCCGTTCAGTGATGAGCCTGAATGCAATGTGACAGCAAACCGTAATCTCGAAAACGCAATCGAAGCCTCACAAGCCTTACTGGAGTCAATCTGATGAGCATCGACACCGACTGCGTCAAAGCCGAGCTGCGTGACATTGTTGCACGCACTTGGGAGCAACAAAAGTTGATCAACCGTGTCATGCCACAACGGTTGGAGCGAGCAAAGGACAAAATCGACGATTCGCGATGGATCTTGAAATTTATCACGATTGCCGAGGCTGGCCAGAAACTCGATTGGATTGAATCCGAACTGAGCTGGCTCGAAGAAGACGGACTACCGAACGTTCGCCAGCACATTGTCGATCATGCTATCCGCACTGCTAAAGCTGCGATAGCCAACCGTGCACCGTCATTGGTGTGACTCTCCTGCAAGCCTGGGCCGATCCTCCTGTATTGGCCCAGGTGAGTTTTTCAAAAGTCTTAAACAGTTCTCAACAGTTCTCAACAGTTTTCAAAAGGACCAGATATGAGCACCGCAACCAAGATTGATTCGGTTTACGGACACAAAACATGGACTCCACAGGGTGTCCTTAGCTACCCAAATCTCTTTGAGCCAAGGGCCAATGAGTACAAGCAAAACAGGCTTTTTTATCAGGCAAATATCCTGATCCCTAAAGCCGACATGTTTGACGAGCTGGCCGCTGAGATGCAACGAATCTCGGAAATGGCGTTTGGGCCACAGTATCGCAAGCTCTCGACTCACACGAACTGTGCCATCAAAGATGGTGACAAAATTGTTGATAAAGATGGCAACCTTAAGACAGGTCACGCTGAATCAGGTTGCTGGGTGATCTCAGCCAGCACAGGCGAATCAAAGCCTCCGATGGTGGTGGATCGTCACGGCAGACCGATCACCAACCGGAATGAAATCTACGGTGGCTGTATCGGTCAATTGCTCGTGACACCTGCCACATACAAGGTCACCAAAAACTTTGGCGTGTCGCTCTACCTGGTCGCCTTCATGAAGTTGGCCGATGGCGAATCGTTTGGCGGCTCCACAGGTTTCAATCCTTTATCAGACCTTCCGAAATCTGTTGAGATTTCACCACACCTCAGAGGTCGGATGCAGATTCGGCCAGGTGGTGGAGTCACGGAAACTGATGCGGATCGGGCCATGAACAGGCATCTTGACCAGACCCGCACGACTGGCCACGCCTTTGATCCACACGGTGAAGTTGACGGGGTTCCATTCTGACATGACATCACCAGAAATCGGGGCCTTGCTTGCAAGGCTCTATTCAAAAGAACGCAAATGTTCGGATGAGGTTGGGGCTGAAATCTTGGCGAAATCCTTTCCAGCCAAAACTTATGCCGAACATCTTTGCGACCTGAAAAACGAGCGAGCCACACGGGACGCCAAGAAGGCAGTCATTCGGCTCGACAATCCTGATTGGGCAGAGTGGCAAGTGATTGACGAGGTCAATTGCTACATGCCACCAGATTGGTGGGAGGGCGATTGGTACTGGGAAAATCGGTTTGCCTGGGCGGGCACTCCAACTTCAAGGTTTTAAGAGGACATCATGACCAAGACAGATTTAGAGTTCATCCACGACGAGATGGACCGTTTCAAAAAGCAAACCAATCCGATCCTGACGGTTTCGCCAGGCGAATATCTGGACGATCAAGAATCCGCAATTGTGGAGCGGTTTGCTTTGGATGTAATCCGAGCCATCAGAGGTTTTCGCGGATCATCCAGCCGAGTGGTTTTGCCAAAAGTCACAGCAGTTGATGAATGCTGTGATGAGTCAGTCCCGTCAGGCCGCTAAAGAGTTTGTGAGAGACTTGGACTCCGGTCACTAGGGCGGTGAAAGCTGTGGTGTAACTCATGACACACTATCGGGGCTTGTGCCTGAGCAGCTTTCAAACGGGATTCATGGACGGTGACCGCTGCCAAGGATGGCATTTGTCGCGGCTGGGCAATAGCCCTTTAAAGTAGGGCTTTCGGTAGGTTCGATTCCTACACGCGACTTGGCCACAGGTGTTTTCGAACAGTCCAACCTGTGGTCAGTCGGTTTCGCGTCCTCCCGCCACTGCGTTAGTGGCGGGAGGAAAATAAAAATCACATCACGGAGGTTACAGCAATGCTTGTTTTGTCCAGGAAGGTCAATGAAGTTCTTGTCATCAATTATGGTGGCATTCAGTTCAAAGTTTGCGTCACTGAGATCAGGGGCGACAAGGTCAAGATTGGTGTTGAGGCTCCACTTGAAGTTCAAGTGGATCGGCTAGAAGTTTGGGAAGCGAAACAAAAAGCAGGGATAAAAGCGTGAAAGTTTCAACAAAGGTCGGAAGTTCTCACAGGACGCCGGGAAAACACGACGCCTTAAGCTGGTTGTTTGGCAAGACGGTTGGCGTACACTCTGTGTATTTTCCCAAGCGGACGTTTGTGGCCATAGACTGCACTGCTGGTGACGGCGTGCCATCAGGTCACAGCCTCCTGACAAGTCCGTCTATATTAGACAAAGGGATTCGATTTCTCGAAGAAAAAGGTCTTCACGCAAAGCTATCGCTTTACGAGAAATCCGCAGTGTCGTCGCAGTCTCTTAAATTGCATTTCCCCAACCGAGATATCGTGCATGGTGACGCAAAAGAGATGCCTGTTTTGTGGGATCAGACTTCAATTCTTTTTGTGGTCAACGACCCAAATACAATCAACGACTGGGTTCTTCCGCAGTCGTTGGATTTAGCCCCCGACATGACAACCGTGTTTTCTACGCTTGGTTGCAATGTCGGTGGATTAAAAATGCTTTCCAAAGAGAAAAGGGCTGTGTGGTACGAACACGTACAATCGCAGTTGCATTTGCTCAAGCCGTGGCATGCAGCCTACATTATCCGCATCGAAAACGATTCCTCGCAGTGGGCGTACCTTGTCAACTCTCCTGTCAAATGGATGAGGAACACAGAAGAGGCGTTCAGGAAATCGTTTGAGAAGTACGGAATGAAGGTGGATGGTGGCTGGATTGGCGAACGTGTGCCTGACAGCAGCAAGTTCCGAAATATTGTTGACCAGTTATTCTTGACCAAAAAAGAGTTTCAAAATGTATGACGAACCGTCACTTGATGAATGCGTCACAGCCTACAACCTGAACGGAATTCATCCCGCCGCCGACCTGTTCCCATTAATCACGGGGCAAGAGTTTCAAGACCTTTGCAACTCTATTGGGAATCAAGGTCTGGAAATGCCTGTCGTGCTAACGCACGATGGTTTTCTTCTGGACGGTCGAAACCGACTGCGGGCACTGTTTGCAACAGGAGCTACCGAACGATTTCAAACACTTGGCGAATTCTACGCAGCCGACTATCCCGGCTACGTCATGCGATTAAATCTGCATCGCCGCCACCTGAGCAGTGAAGAACGCAAAGTGCTGTATCTGAAGTTGCGGGAGTTGAGAGGTGTTCGGGAGAAAGGTGGAAACGGAAGTAATCAGCATGTTGGAGCAAATGTATCAAATGATACATTTGCTCCAACGCCCGCCCGATCTAACTACGCTTCAGAAATGGGTGTTGGGTCCGCCACGGTTGCACGATGGGAATCTGACGCCAAGATTCTGGATAAATCGCCCGACTTGAAGGAAGCGGTTCTGGCTGGAAAGATGCCGGTGGCCGAAGCGGTTGCGATTGTCGAGAAAGTGGAAGATGCAATCGCAAAGCACTCACCAGAACCCGAGCCGCTCACTAAGGCAGAAAAGGCTATCGCTCTACAAGTAAGCCGCTTTCCTACGGTCCCTGTCATCACGGTGGACGGAAAGTCAAAGGATGTTCCGCAGCCCAAGGCAACGCATTTCAACAAGACGAACGGCAACGTGGAATGGGCAAGTTGGACATGGAATCCTATCACTGGATGTTTGCACGGTTGCAACTTCTGTTACGCCAGAGCGATTACCCATAACGGGCAGATGGCGGCGAATTATCCGTTCGGGTTTGAACCAGCTTTTTATGAGTACAGGCTGGAAGCACCGAAGAATACGCGAATACCTGTTGACTCAATCAATCCTGCTGATGGGCGTGTGTTTGTTGGTTCCATGGCTGACGTGTTTGGGAAGTGGGTTCCCGACGAATGGATTCAAAAGATATTTGACGCTTGCATGGAAGCACCCGGCTGGGAGTATCTTTTCCTGACCAAGTGGCCGAACCGTTACAAGATGCTGGAGTCATTGCCCAAGGCGTGGTTTGGTGCGTCTGTGATTCAACAGTCTGACGTTTCCAGAGTGGAACGTGAAATGAAATCATTTGAGACGACAGGCATCAAATGGATATCGCTCGAACCAATGCTAGAGCGAATTACGTTTAACGATCTGTCGTGGTGCAATCTGGTGGTGATTGGGGCGCAAACAGCAACTCAGCAGCCGTCAGGCTATGTACCTGAAAAGGCGGCTGATTTTGAGTGGGTATGGGATGTAGTCCGGCAATGCAAAGACGCGGGCGTTCCTTACTACCTGAAGCCCAATCTATTGCAATCACCGGGAATGATTTTACCGAAAGGCGAACCCTCATGAACATCATCAACGTTCCATCCGTCTACCTGGTCGGAAAACAGTTGGGCAGCGTAGCTGAGATGGGTCGCTTTTTAGGCGACCATGACGTGCCGGAGTTCTCGACTACGGCTCAATCGGATGGTGAGGCAATGGTCGAGATCGCTGGCCGACTGTGCTATATGAGCTTTGCCAAACCTCGACCAGGTGGGAACAAAGCATATATCGACCATATCTTGGAAGTGGGTCACGGCTCCGTTTTGGAACATGCTGTTTACTCGATGATATTCACAGGCGTGAGCAGGTCACTCACGCACGAGCTGGTGCGGCATCGTGCTGGGATGAGTTACAGCCAGCTCAGTCAGCGATATGTGGATGAATCAGACTGTGCTTTTGTGCGACCACCAGGCATCAAGCCGGGCGGTTCGCCAGAAGCGATCTGGGCTCAGACCATTGGTCGGGCTCAGGGATATTACGAGTCGCTGTGCGAAACACTGGAATACAACGATTTCGCAGACATCGACAATCCAACGCTCAGACGCAAACGAGCCAGGGAGACTGCCAGATCCGTCCTGCCAAACTGCACAGAAACCAAGATCTTTGTGACAGGCAATGCCAGAGCATGGCGGCACTTCTTAGAGCTGCGTGGCTCGATCCATGCGGACGCTGAGATACAAAGGCTGGCGATTGCAGTTCTGGAGGTACTGCAGGCTGAATCACCAAATCTTTTTGGCGATTACACGGTGAGTGATCAAGGGATTGAAACTATCTGGAGGAAGGTATGAGTGAAATATCCTTCACCATCTTTGGCAAGCCATCGCCATCAGGCTCCAAGAAAGCCTTTCAGCACATCAAGACCGGAAAGATTGTTGTAGTTGATACGGCCAAGGGAAAAGCCAAGTGGCAAACCTTGTGCAAGCGAGCTGCGACCGCAGCCGTGAAGGAATCAGGCTGGAAGTGTGCATCAGGTCCGATCACCCTTTATGTCGAGTTCCGATTTGCACGGCCTAAATCGCATTATCGAACTGGAAAGAATGCGAACCTTCTCAAAGAGTCATCGCCATTTTGGCACATCCAAAAGCCAGACCGGACAAAGCTCTTGCGATGTATTGAAGACTCTTTTAAGGGTGTGCTGTGGAAGGATGATAGCCAGGTGATGTCCGGTGAGGCTTGCAAATACTGGGGAGACGTTGACGCGGCTTATGTCCGAGTTGACACGGTGGAGAAACACGTATGAAGTCCAAACGGCCTGAAATCAAGTTCTCCCGAACTGAAATGGAAGTCATGCCACAGGCTCAACTGATAGACCTGAAGCGATCTGGAACAGAATACGAACGGATGCACGCGAACGCCATCTTGGAAGACCGGTCCGCAGGCAACACGCAGACTCACGGCTATCCAGCAATACCCGAACTGATGGCCAGTGCCAAAGGTCAACGGTCAGTCACAGGCATCCCAGTGAAGCCGAATCGGTATTTGAATGGATACCACCAGAACAGGGAAACCAAACATGCTTACAAGGTCATTGAGATTGAGAAGGAGAAGGATTGATGGCCTGTCCTGACTACTACTTGTTGGCCTCTGGTCGAGAGTTTATCGACTTTGCGAATAACGAACTGAGTGCCTGGTTGAAACCGCGGGTGAGTCATGAAGTCTATCACTGCATCATCTCTGCGATGGAACACAGGTTTCGACGTGGGAACAAAGAAAATGAAGCGGAAACAGATCAGGCCGCAGAAGCGTTTTGGCTCTCACAAGCGATAAGAGTGAAAGACGACAGCAAATACTTCATGAACGAAATCATACCAGTGGTGCTGGCTATGGTGGATACCGAACGACGGAAGAAAGACAAGAAGAGGCAAGCACAATGATCGAGCAACGATGGTGCACGACTGATGGCACAAGCTGGACGCTGTCACATGACAAGTACTGGGCGCATATCGAGTTGTCTTTTGACAATACCAGCTATTTTGCAATCACTGGAAGCCTGAAAGACAGACCACCGGAAGAACTTTCTTGGGATGAGCTTAATGAAGGCTCTTGGTTTGAAACTTTTGACTGCCTGAAGAAAGCCAAAGCAGCCTGTATTCAGCACATCACTAAGATGATTGACGACCTTACCAGGAGCTCACAAATATCACCATACGAAGGCATATTTGACAGGGAAAACTATGATAACGCTTGATGATATCGCAGCTCTACCACACGGTGAAGGTAAGGCGGTTGCCATTACACTCTGGAACCGTTTGCAGATCGTGGACAAGGCGTTTCGCGAAATGGCGGCCCAGTTCGATTACTCAGGGTTAAAAGGCGTCGAAATGTACGAGGCGTATATCGCCCTGGCCGAGTCTGAAGGTCAAACTGGGGGTGAAAAATCTTGAGTACCCTATTGACGGTCGGTACGTCCTGTGATTATCGTCAAGATATGAATGAACCATTAGGTTCAGACTCGATACCCACGGATGGGGAAATCGACCAGAATATCACAAGGCGACTTATCCGCTCGATCCATGGCGTACAACCTGTTTTGATAGGTGTGGACGCATCTGGTTGGACGGAAGGTACGCCGAATCAACCCTGTCCTCATTGTGTTGATGGGCGGAAGGTTGACCAGCACCGTTACGCGATTTGCTTATCATGCACGCGGGCCAGTAAACAACTGGACCAGGCGATTAAACGAGCCATGACAGAACAAACGGAACTTATGGCCTTTTGGGCCAAGTTCCGGAACATCGCGATCAAGCAACGCGCTTTGATGCAACGCATGAGGCGCAAGGGTGTGATTGACAAGCCTGGGCGAGGGAATCATGGTGCTAGGCCGCCGGGACTTAAGGACGTTGAGTGAAAGCTATTGACCCACCTCCAAGCAAGTGGACAAGAAGGTGAGATATGGGGAAGTTCCCAAACCCAGAGACACAATTCAAAAAAGGCGTGTCTGGCAACCCAGCTGGTTACAGCCGAGGTCGTCGCCAGATTGACGATCTGATTGAATTGATTGGCTTAGAGAAAAGCGAACGCGACATTTCTCGTATCTGGCTTCAAAACATTCTGGACGGCAACTTTGCGTTTTTAAAAGAGTATCTTGAGCGCCGTGATGGCAAGGTTGCCAGCAGCATCGAAATCTCTGACAAGCCCCAAGTGGACTGGGCGGCCATAGACAATGAGTGCGACACCCCACCACGACAGACAGTTGATCCCAAAGGGACTAAACCGGTTCCTGCAAGCCGCAAAGCCGGATCACCAGTGGTCGCCAGAACATCTGGCAGAGTGTCGCCGAGCACTGGACAGGGTGACGATCGGTGACTGTAAACGGCTCATGCTGTTCCTTCCGCCACGCCACGGCAAGAGCGAGCTGGCAACAATCCACTATGCGGCTTACAGACTCTTGGTGGATCAGAGTTTACGGGTAATTATCGGAGCTTACAACCACTCGCTGGCTTGCACGTTTAGCAGACAGACGAGACGCATTGCCAAGGAATTTGGCTTTAACTTTTCGGACGATCAAAACAAACAAAACCAGTGGTCTTCTGAGCACGGTGGTGGTCTTTATGCGGTGGGTGTTGGATCAGGTGTGACCGGCTATGGTGCGGACTTAGTGATCATTGATGACCCGGTGAAGTCACGGGCTGAGGCTGAATCACCCACCTATCGTGCCAGGGTGATGGACTGGTATCAGAACGACCTCTACACACGCCTTCACCCTGGTGCCGCAATCGTCCTGATTATGACCAGATGGCACTCTCTCGACCTGGCAGGCCAGTTGCTCGAACAGGCCAACGATGGCGGCGAACAATGGGAAGTGGTCAGCCTGCCAGCCATCGCTGAGGAGGGCGACTTGATTGGCCGTCAGCCTGGTGAGGCGCTATGGCCAGACCGATACTCAGTGGAAGACTTTGACCGGATCAAAAAGACCGTCGGCTCTTATGCCTTTTCGGCTCTCTACCAGCAGACACCCACGCCAAGAGATGGCGGGTTCTTTAAGCCCGAATGGTTCAAGATCGTTGAGCCTGCTTCGATCCCACCCAACTCCAACTCATGCCGGGCATGGGACACAGCCGCAACGGTGGGTGGTGGTGATTACACTGCCGGTGTCTGGATGAGCCGAACCGGTGACACCTATCGCGTAAAACACGTTTCCCGTGGCCAGTGGTCTCCAGCCACTCGACGAACAGTTCAACGCCAGATCGCCGAAACCGACGGGCGCGAAACGGTGGTACATCTCGCGCAAGATCCTGGTTCTGCGGGTGTGGATCAAGTCCAGCATGACACCCGTAACTTGATCGGTTATGGGGTGATCAGCAAACGTCCCACAGGCTCCAAAGAAGTGCGAGCAATGCCCATGGCCGCTGCTTTTGAGTCTGGTTCGATCGAGCTGGAGAGAGGCGATTGGAACCGTGACTTTATTGACGAGCTGTGCTCATTCCCGACCGGCAAGCATGACGACCAGGTTGATGCTGCTGCCGATGCGTTCAACTATCTAAGCCCAATCCAGCCTTTCAGATATGTCTCCTGAAAACTATGCCAACACTATTCGAAAACATCCGCAGCCGGTTTACCAAGTCCTTACGGGCGGGTGTCGCCGCAAACACCGCTGACATTGCCGCGACCTCATGGACTGTGGACATGATGACGGGCCTGTCCAACGACTACATGACCTTGGCTCGTCCATATAACCAAGTGTCTGTGGTTCAGGCCGCGATTCAGGCGATGAAACGCAACGCGACCAAGGCAGTCATGCAGGTGGGCCGCTGGGATGAGGACGGCGGCTTCACTCCTGTCTGCCACCCTTTGCAACAACTCTGGCAACGGCCAAGCCCCGGCGAGTCGGATGCGACCGTTCTCGAACACCTTTACTCCAGCCTGTGCGATAACGGCAACGCATACGTTCAGGCGATCACCAACACCGCTGGCAATGCGGTGACCGAGCTAATGCCGATCCCATCGCCTTGGGTTCTCAGACCCATCATGGGCGAGAGCATCAACGAGGTTCTCGAATTTCCAGTCATGGGCAGCGATTGGGGCAGGTCTTACAACTACTCTGTGCCTGCTGAATTGATGCTGGCATTTCGCCAGGGGCGATCAACTTACGCTCAGAGCAGAGGCGTTTCAACGCTCGATTCTGTCGTGGCTGAAATGGCGCTGGTCAAGATCATCGGCCAGTATGAGACCACGGTTTTATCACGGTCTGGTGTGCCATCGCTGATTGTCAGCCTCAAAACACTTGGCAATCTGAGTGATGCGCAGCTGTCGCAGGTTCAAGCCGACCTGGCACGAGCTGTGAGTGGTAAAGCTGTAGGCCGACCATTTGTTGGAACCAGCGAAATGGACATCAAATCGCCGGGCTTTTCGCCTAAGGATTTGTCGGTCTCAGAGATGGCCGACCTTGCGACCGCTCGAATCTGTGGCGTGTTAGGATGGGCACCAATGTCCATCAAACAACCCGACACTGGCAAGACTTACAGTAACTTGGTTGAAGCGAACAAGGCATCGTGGCGGGATGCGGTGATTCCGTTCCTCGATTTGGTCGCCAGCGAACTCACTCGACTGGTGCAAACATTACCGATCACCTGCAATGGTGTGACATCGCAGCCTGATCCAGAGATGTGCGTGCGATTTGACACCTGTCAGATCGAAGAGCTTTCCGTCGATCGAAAGGCGCTGATGGATATCGCCACGGCGGGTGTGGGTGCCGGTATCCTTACGATCAACGAAGCCCGTGCGACGCTCGGACTTGGCGAGATGGAAGAGCCTGAAGAGGTCGAAGCTGTGGAGCCTGAAGAGCCTTCTACGGATTCTTCTGTTGATCCTGAAATGGAGGCTGAATAAATGGCCGGATCATATAACCTGGAAATCGAGGCGGGCGCGTCATTCAACAGAACGCTCACATGGACGACATCAAACGGAACCGCTGTAAACCTGACCGGAAGTAGCGCCAGAATGATGGCACGCACATCTTACAGCGACTCCAACACGACACTGAGCCTGACCACACCATCGGCCGGTTTGTCGATCAGCAATGCGACCGGCGGAGTGATCTCCATCGCTTTGGATGCTGCCACGACTGCCAACCTGGTTGACGGTGTGTACGATCTCGAAATTGTCACCGGAAGTGCAGTCCGAAGGCTGATATCAGGGACTTTGACCGTATCGCCGGAGGTGACACGTGGCTGATACAGTTACCGTCACAGAAAAAGATACGGTTGTTGTCACAGGCGAAAACACTTTCACGGTCGTCACGGTTGGTGTTCAAGGACCAGCTGGCATCAGCGGCTCATCTGTTCCAGCCACAACCAGCACCATTGGCGGGATCATCGTTGGGGACAATCTCTCGATCACGAGCAATGGGGTGCTGTCGGTATCCAACACGTTTCAGCCAAAGACAAGCTGTGTGACTTACGGATTAACCGACACGCTTCTTCCAAATGGGCCAAACACATTTTATGTTGTAGGCGAGCATGTCGTTCAGAGCGGAAAGAATTTTTATACAGGTCTTAGAGGCCGAAAAACGTCTGCTGGTGTTTACCAGAATGCGACTACTTATGGAGTTGGTGGTTATACGGTAGATTCAAACGGCACGCCCACTGCTTTGTCTACGCTTGAAACGTCAGCAAGCGGATTGCTTCTCAGTTCTTCTAATCTTACAGCATCTTCGCTCGCCTCAACAATCAGCGTAAACAGTGCTGGCTATGTGGCTCTGACTTCATCCAATGGATCATCGGCTGGGAGTTGTTCGTTGGTTTTGCAAGACGGAGTGTTAAAGGTTATTGCTGGTGGTGGTACGGGTTTTATGCAAATGACTGGAAACAATAATCCGCTTGGCCCATCTATAAACGATTACACATTTAGTGCTGCTGGGAGCAGCGATTTTACCAAGGGCGTTTCAATCCAGAGGCGATCTACAACTAATTCTCTTGTATTCCCTTATAGTGTATCAAACGGAACCGGCGTATTTGATTTCAGCAGCGGATTTTCATTCTATGATGGTGACCCTCTTAGCGCAGCAACAGAATTTCAACACAAATACACAAACCTATCATCAAACGTCGCTTCAAGCACAACAATCAGGCTTGTTAGAAATAACGCAGAGCTTTCTTATGCAGAAATGATCCAAGTCAAAACTGCTAACTCAATCCTGACGCAAGGCTACGCAGACACTCGCTACCTCACATCAGCAAACCTGACCTACGCCAACATTACCAGCACGCCAACAACGCTCGCTGGCTATGGCATCACCGATGGACTTACCTCGGCCAGTGCCAACTCGACCTACTCTGTCTTAGGCCACACGCACGCCATAGCCAACGTCACAGGCTTGCAAACGGCACTCGATGCCAAACTGCCATCGGCCAATTTCACGTATGCCAATTTGACTGGCACGCCGAACCTAACGCTTTACCTGACCACAGCAAACGCGTCATCGACGTATCAACCGCTGGGCAATTATGCCACAACATCCTGCCTGACTTTCAGCAATATTACTGGCAAACCAACAACGCTGTCAGGCTATGGCATCACAGACGGTTACAGCACAAGCAACCCAAGCGGCTATATTACTGCTGGTGCAAACTCGTTTACTGGCTCGCAGAACCTCCAAGACAACGAACTCATTCGAGCCAAGATACGGGACTATTCCGAAACGGTTTCCAGTCCAACAATCTCAGCCGGAACGCTCACGCTTAACCTCGAAACGTCGAATATCTTCACGGTCTCGCTTAACGCTGCCATCACCACGCTGACCATCAGCAACCCTCCTGCAAGCGGTTCCGGTGGCTCATTTACGCTGATCTTTACGGCAGATGGTACCGCACGGTCAGTCACTTGGCCCGCATCCATCAAATGGGCGGGCGGCACTGCTCCAACGCTGACATCGACATCCGGCAAGGTGGATAGCTTTGCATTTTTCACCTCTGATGGTGGCACGACTTGGCAAGGTTACATCGGAGGGCAGAATTTTTGATGCTCGCCAATATAGTCAAAAACGCCAAGAAAGCGACAAGTTCCGGTGCGGTTTCTCTCTTACTTCATATGGATGGTACAGATGGCTCCACATCAATTGTAGATAGTGGGCCAAATGCCCTGACTGTAACACGGGTTGGAACTCCAACTATATCCACTGCACAGAGCCAGTTTGGAGGGGCTTCGCTAAACCTTCCCGGCAGCAGTTATTTGACTGTGCCAAACTCAGCGGTTTCAGGTCTTAACGCTACGAACTGGACGATTGAAACATGGATATACATGTCATCAATTCCCAGCACAGCTTCGATTGTTGGATGCTCAAATGGATCTGGAGGCGTCCCAAAGTTCTTTATGAACTTGAATATGTCAACTTCTTTTGTAGCTCAAAGCAATCGAGTCGGGTTTCATCTTTACAACGGCGGCGACAGGTGGATTAATGCAGCTTACACATGGGCAACAAATACTTGGTATCACATAGCAGCGGTGCAGAACGGCAGTTCGGTGACCCTGTATGTAAACGGCCAATCTGTTGGGTCAATGGCTTTTACGATTGCCTCTGGAATTACGGGAAATTTCCGCATAGGAACAGACGGCGAAACCTACAAAATACTTGTGGGTCGCATGGATGAGCTTAGGGTGACTAAAGGTTTAGCTCGATACACAACCAATTTTACACCACCAACAGCAGCATTCCCGGACTTATAAGGAGCAATCATGCAATATTGCCAAGTCGGTTCCAACGGTCAAATCTCCGGCCCACAGTGGCTACCACAGTCATTCACGACTGTCAGCAATTTCAATGCTCTCGATGATGCGAGTTTAGCCACATACGGCTATTACCCATACACCCAGTCGCCTATCCCAGCGTACAACCCTGCAACCCAGCGGATCGAGCAGAGCTTTGCCTTTGATGGCACATCCGTATCTGACGCATGGACAATCGTTGATCTGACAGCAGAGCAGCAACAGGCTTATGTGATTGAAAGACTCACTGAAATCGGCAACGGAATCGGCTCATTCTTGGATCAACAGGTTTCAGTCAAGCAATACGATTCGATCCTGTCAGCCACAAGCTGGACACTCAGCAACATCACGACCTACAAGTCTGAGGGTGAAGCCGCATTAGCCTATCGAGACAGCGTCTGGAGTCAGTTTTACAACATGGTTCAAGCTGTTCAGGCTGGCACTCAAGCTGTTCCCACAGTGGGCGAGTTCTTTGCAAGCCTGCCACCACTCTGGCCTGTAAATAACGGCACATCCAACGGAACTGCTAACGGGCCAATCTGATGACCTTCAACGCCGCCGCTAAAAACTTTGTCGTGTTAATCACAGTTGCAATCGTGCTGCTGTTGGTAGATCTGGTCAAGTGGCAAAGCGGCAGTGTGACATGGTCAGAGGCAATCTGGGAAGTCAATCAGCACTCCTTAGGCTTTGCACTTGGGATCGGAGTTGTCCTGGGCCACTGTTTTACTGTGCCAAGAGGAAACCTGAAATGAGTCCAGTGGTCAACTATACCTACGCAGCCCGATTGGAACGCATCATCGACGGCGACACCGCTGTCCTGATCATCGACCTTGGCTTTGATATTGCCACAACTCAGCATGTCCGGTTTCGAGGCTATAACGCACCAGAGATGCACAAGACACACGCCACAGAGGGCATCAGGGCAAAGGCCGAACTGGAAATGCTGCTGGCTGGCAAACAACTGGTGATCACAACGACTCAGGACTTTCAGCAAACCTTTGCACGCTATTTGGCGGATGTGTATGTGATCCACCAGACAGGCATTGAATCAGTGTCGGAACACATGATTCAGGCTGGTTTCAACGTACCACAAGGAGACTGAGATGCAGCCAAACTGGATTGGCCAAATTAACGCACAACAGGCCAGAGCGATCATTATTCGCATGGCTTTGGCGGGTACTGTGACGGCACTGGGAGTTCTCAGTCAACACCTCGATTCTATCGTTGCAACCACCAGCCCTCTGGGTATGGCTTTGGCGTTTGGGCTTGCCCAAGCGATCTACTACCTCAACTCTGGCCAAACGCCACCAGCACCTAAGGGTTAAGCCAATGCGGATCGAAGAAGTGATCAACCCCGATTATGGATGGATTGTGCCAGTCGCCCAAA